GCGGTACTTCTGTAATTTTCACTATGCCAACGTCGAATAATTATTCACATCCAACTTCTGCAGGTAATAAACATATCCCATCGGGCGGTGAATCTGGTCAGTTATTAAAATATGGTGGAAGTTCCGGCACTGCTGCTTGAACAACATTTACAACAAATACTCCAACTGCGGTAACTAAAAAAACCGTTGTTACGAGCGCAACAGTTTCTAATGAAATTTTAACAATTTCTACTGGAGATAGTGTCACTGTAACAGCGGGAACTGCAGCTTCTTTTTCATAGTAAAAATTTAAATTTTTCTTGACACATCAAGAAAAATTTCGTATAATACATGTAGGTTAAGATAGTAAGTCGATACCAGAATGAAAAGTTTAAAAAATGGATTGGAAATATTTGGCTGGAAAATCCTTACTATCTTAACCTATTCTAAAAAAACTACCTCTTATTCCAAAAAAAGAGGGGAGAGGGAGAGTAAGTTTTTATTGCTATCCCTCAATATTTTTTTATTAAGGGAGAATGATAAGATATGGCAGCAGTTAAACAAATTAAAATTGGAAACACAAATTATGATTTAAAGGCTCTTAATGCTGCTAATCAAAACCAAAGTGGCGCAGTAGTAAGAGATATTCAATATGGTACCACAGCCCCAACAGGCGGTTCTGCGGGACAGATGTATTTACAATATGTTAATACAGATACTGAAAATTTATATTTATACGCAGAAGATACCGCTGCAGATACTACAGGAGTGGCTGATAAATATTACAGTAAAAATGAAGTTGATGCTATGATTACTCCATTAACTTCAAAAACAAATTTTTATAATTATGCCTGAAGTGGTAATGGAGATACTACAGTCACATTTGCTACTGCTGGAACGGGATTTGTGATAATACAATGTTATTGTAAAGTTGGAAACAGCGCGGATGACTATGGTCAAATTGGCTGTTATATTTCAAAATCCAATAATAGTGGTTCTAGCTATGGAGAAATTGCTAGAAATGAGCATAGAAAACATGGTTCTGGCTATGTTAATGGCCCAGCTGCAACCTGTTGTGTGGGAACAGCAGCGGCAAGTAATGTTCGATTAAGATGCCAATTTTCAAGAAGTTATAACGCAACACTTTATTGAAGAGTTGAAATTTTATCAGTTGGAACAACTGTAAGTAAAATTTAAGAGGACGCTTTATGGCACAGAATAAATATATTAAGCAAAATGGTGAAGTAATATACCCTATTACGAAAACTGAAAATGTATTAAATAAAGCTGGATTGGATTGTTTTGGTTGATGCAATGGTATAATGTGATGTTATGCAACTAGAAATTCTACTAGTATAGTAGATTGAGCTTTAAATGCAAATTTTGGTTCTAACGGAATAAAAATTAATACTTTAAAGATGGATGGAACTGTACAAAGGATTACTTTTACGTCATCTTTACCTTCAACAAACTATGGGGTTTGAGTTTCAGCAGAAGTTGGTGGAGCAGCCAGCGAAATTCTTGGTGTGTATGGCAGAGGCGTAGGTGGCTTTGCTATTGATTGCGCGAATTATAATGGAACTGCAACTCAACCAGTCCAAATAAGCATTTTAATTATATATTAATTAAAGGAAGGTGGTAAATTATGGTAGCGATAGGAACTGGCTGAACTGATATTACCGGAGGAGATTATTGAACAGATCAAACTCCTGCTGGAATAGCATATTGAAGAGTTTTAGGGAAAGCTACTGTTAATTCATCTGCAAGAACTGCCCGAGTTGATTTTAAATGGCAAGTAAGTTATTCTATTCAAGGTGCCACTGTTTGAAATAGTGATTCACATAGTTATTCAATTACTTGTACGGATAATGGCGGTTCAGGTCATTCAGCAACTTCGACATGAGCTTTTGGAACGTTCGGTTATAATTGAGAAGACAGGGGCGTTGGTGGTGATAACTATTGGGCCAATGTTAAATATAAAACAGATGGAACGGCTTCATTTAGCGCAACTTTTAGTGGAGCAAGATGAAATAATAATTCCTTCTCTTGGACGACAACCGTTTCTTTGCCATCGATAGGTGCAGCGAGCTATACTGTAACTTATAACGCAAATGGAGGAACGGGTGCGCCGTCGGCGCAAACAAAGACTGCTTCGGCAAATTTAGTATTATCATCAGATATTCCAACCTGAAGTAATCATGCATTTCAGTATTGGAATACAGCACAATATGGAACAGGTACTACATATTATCCTGGTGGTACATATTCAACAAATGCCAATGTTACATTATATGCGCAATGAAGAGAATTATATACAATTACGTATAATGCTAATGGTGGCTCAGGAGCGCCCTCATCTTTTACTAAAACACAAGGTAGGTCTGAAATACTTTCAACAGTAACTCCAACAAGGTCAGGATATACATTTTTTAGATGAAATACTGCTTCTGATGGAACTGGACAAGATTATAGTCCTGGTGCACTCTTTGAAAGAGATGCAACTACAACATTATATGCTATTTGAATACCAAATGGCACTGCACCAACTGGTTTATTTGATTGCTATACCGCAATTAAAGGAGCTGGGCAATATACTCCTTGCTTTATATGGATTAAAGTAGGAAGTACATGATATTTTGTTAAAAAAACCGCGATAAATGTTGGCGGGACATGGAAAACTGTAAGCAACAAAGGATAGGAGGAGAATATGGCAGCTGTAAAACAGATTAAGATAGGTAATACAAATTATGATTTAAAGGCATTGAATGCGGCTAATCAAAATCAATCAAATGCTGTTGTAAGAGACGTTCAGTATGGAACAGCAGCTCCTTCTGGAGGTAGCGCTGGTCAAATGTATTTACAATATACTAATACAGATACCGTTAATCCTTATATTTATGCTGAAGACACTCCTGGAACTGAAGCTAGTGTTATAGATAAATATATTACAAAAAATGAACTTACTGGAGTGGTTATTAGTGGTAATACAGCCACCTTTCCTGATGGGTTAATTATTCAATGGGGAGGGCAAACTGTTAACCATAATTCTCCAGTAACAGTTACATACCCAAAACCTTTCCCACATCAATGTTTTCGAACAATTGCTTGAGGAAACCATATGGGATTTGGAACCTGAGCTACAATTAATACAGATTCTATTACCGCAACCACTTTTAGAATGGGCCAAAGAAATGGTGAAGGTGTAGCAATGACGGTTCAATGGATGGCTCTTGGTTATTAGGAGATAGTTTTTATGGCACAATCAAAATATCTTAAACAAAATGGTGAATTAATATATCCTATTACTTTAGTAGATAATATATTATTAACAGATACAAGCACATTAAGTAGTAAAATAGTGGTTATAGAAGATGTTGATGGAATTGTAAATAATGGATATATGACTCTAAATTATCCAACAGGAATAACCAATACTAAATATTATCTACCAATTATTCAATCGGTTTATAAAGGTGATTCGATTTTAGGTTGAACTGGTATGGTTCAACAAGCTGGCACCTCAGATACAAGTTGTTGAATATATATAAGACAAGGAACAACCAAACCAGCAGATGGTTCAAAAATAAGGTTTAATGCAATTTTTATAAAAAAAGAATGATAATTAGTAAGTGGCTATTGTTCTAGGTTAAGTTATATAATAAATGTAATTTATATTATATATAAAAAAGAATTTGTTAATTTTTTGATTTAATTTGGACAGGTTTATATAATTTTGCCTGCCCATTTTTTATTTATAATGTACCGAGGGAAGGTACTCAATAGAAAAGTTTTACTAATAATGGAAAGGAAGTAAAGTTATGATGAATTATTCAGGATACCCAGCTCCAACGTATCCAACTTATGGAGCAATGGGTCAACAACAACTTTATACCCAGAGACAAGAAGTAGTTAGGGTCAATGGGCGAAATGGTGCAAATGCTTATCAAATGGCGCCAAATAGCAGTATACTACTTTTAGATGAGACTGCACCAATTATTTGGTTAAAAACAACAGACGGAGCATCATATCCAACAGTAACTGGATATACGATTACTCCAATTGAAACTCAAGCAACAACTACGGCGAGTGTAGATTATTCAGCTTTAGAAGAAAGAATATCAAAATTAGAAGAGGCATTCAATGCAAGGAAATCCGATGCTTCAGATTCTAAACCAATCAAGACCATTAATAAACAATAATATGGTCTCAATGATAAAAAACTCGCCTAATCCTCAAGTTTTGCTAAATAATTTATTGGCGCAAAATCCTAAAGTATCTGGATTAATAAATCAATATGGCGGTGATGCAAGAACCGCTTTTTATGCGCTTGCGCAACAAAAGGGGGTAGACCCTAATTCAATATTAGATATGTTAAAATAAGTCAACCTAATTAGTAAGACTTAACTATTGAATTACTAATTAGGAGGATTTAAAATGGAAAATGGAAGTTTATCAGCTAGTGATGTTGCTTTACTCAGTGATCGCAATGGTTATGGTGATATGTGGGGCGGCAATTCCATGATGTGGATTTTTGCTTTATTGATTCTTGCTGGTGGCGGCTTTAATGGTTGGGGTAACAACGGCTTCGCTAACGCAATCGGTTATGAAAACTTGGCAACACAATCACAAGTAGATCGTGGTTTTGATACCCAAAACATGATGGCAAATCAGAGAGAAACTCTTGCTGCTGTCAATGCTGGAACCGCACAAGCAGTAGCCGCAACTAATCAGACATTCCATGACACAGTTAATGCTTTAAGTGATAAATATAGTGAACTTGCTAGAGATATCAGTGGCTTAGCTGTTGGTCAGGCTAATTTGTTAGCAAAAGAAAATGAATGTTGCTGCCAGACACTTCGCGCAATTGATGGTGTAAATTATGCGAATGCTTTAAATACAGCTGCAATTAATGAAAACACAACTGCGCAGACTCAGAAAATCCTAGATGCTATTACTGGTAATCGTATGGCTGACATGCAAAATCAAATTAACCAATTACAGCTTCAGCAAGCTGTTGCTGGTGTAGTTCGCTACCCAAGTGCTAGCACTTATTACGCAGGAACAAATCCGTTCTGCGCTTGCGGTGGAGCAACACTTTAATATGTAAATGAAGGGCGACTATTTAAGTTGCCCTTTTTATTTTTAATCAAAAGGAAAAAGTTTAGGAGGAATGGTTAAATGTTAGAAGTATATTCTAAAAATGTAACAGTTGCGGAAAATGGAATAATTCCATTAACTACCGTAGCTTTAATTAAAGGAACAAGCACTCAATTATTAGGCACATCTACAATTCAGTTTAACAAATGCGGAATTTATGAAGTTACAGTATCTGGTAGTGTAACTGGAAGTGCGGCCGGAGAGATTGTAATCCAGCTTGAGAAAAATGGTGTTGTCCAACCTCAAGCTGTATCATTAGCGACTGCCGCAGACGCAACTTCAATAATTCCATTTAGTTTTACAACTTTAATTCAAGTTCCAGATAGTAATAACATCAATTGCCCTTGTTCAACAACAACAACCATTTATTTAAGAAATGCGGGAATTGAAGATACATATAACACAATTACTGTAACCGCAATCCGCATTTAATAAAGAGGTGCAATATGACACTTGAAGAGATTTATTCTGAATTAAGTGCCCATATGATAAAGGGTCTAATGGTTCATGACCAAATGGCTAAATATTATTGTTTTTTAAGTCTAAAAGGCTATGCAAAATGTCATACCTATCATTATCTTTGTGAAAATAAAGATTATATGGAATTAAATCATTATTATCACAAACATCATAATAGACTAATAAAAGAAAAGCCTATATCAGACCCAAAATTGATTCCAAATGCATGATATGCATATCAAAGGGTAGATGTTGATGCAACAACCAAGAGGAATGCTGTTAAAACCGGCATGGAGAAATGAATAGAATGAGAAACAGAAACTTTAACATTATATTCTAAGATGTATAAAGAATTATTTGCTCTTGGAGAAATTGCGGATGCTGAATATGTTGCTTGTTTAATAAAAGAGGTAGATGAAGAACTAGCGCAAGCAAATTCTTTATATATAAAAAAGAAAACCTGTGATTTCGATATTGGCGCAATCATGGGCGATCAGGAAGAAAAGTTTAAAAAATACTGCGAAAAAATAGAAGAAATTTGGAGGTAAAACTATGGCTTTAAAAGGGATTGATATCAGCAATTGGCAAAACGGAATTAACTTATCTACTGTCAAGGCTGATTTCGTAATCATCAAATCTTCTGAAGGTATTGGATGGACAGACCCAGCTTTTAAACAATTATTCGCTGCTGCGAAAAAAACAAGTAAAAAATTGGGGGTTTATCATTTCGCGCGACCAACCGCTGATAACGATCCAATTAAAGAAGCTGAGAGTTTTGTTAACATTATTAAGCCAGAAGGTGTTATTGGTAAAGCTTTACTTGTTCTTGACTGGGAGGCTGAAAATCAGCATAACACAGCTTGGGCAAAGTCTTGGTTAGATAGAGTATATGCACTAACTGGTGTAAAACCTATGATTTACATGAGTGAAAGTGTAGTTAATGCTTATAACTGGGACGCAGTTGCTAATGCTGGATATGAACTCTGGGTCGCCAAGTATTGAGATAATGCACCTGATTATAATTATGATATGTCTAATGCTGGTAATAAGCCATCAATTAGCCATTGGAAAAATTATAAAATGTGGCAATGGACTTCTACTGGAAGATTAGATGGTTATGATGGCAATTTAGATTGCAATGAGTTCTATGGAACAGCTGCGGATTGAGATAAATTAGCAAATGCCGCAGGTAAGAAAGAAGAACCAAAACAAGAAGAAACAACTGAAACAACAACAATTGAAATTCCAGGATATTCAACAAATGTAGTTATGAGTCCAACAGATTGGTTCAATATGACTTATGGTCATAGCTATGATATTGATGGCTACTATGGTGCCCAGTGCTGGGATTACTTTGCATATTTCGTACAGTATACTGGCATTGGTGTAAGTACATACTGTGCTTTAACTCATTATGTCGGTGACTTATGGACATTAAAAGACCAGTATGGTTATTCAGCACACTTTGATTATATTACAAATCCTAATGCATTACAGAATGGTGACTGGTTAATCTGGCCTCAGGGCTCTTCTAACCCACTATCACATGTTGCGATGTATTGGAATGGCCAAATTTTAGGCCAGAACCAGGGTGGAGCAAGAATTGTTACTTTGGCTAACGCATATTTCGACATTGCTGGTGCATTAAGATGGAAAGGTTGGAATGGCGGAGGCGGTTCTCCAGCAGAGAAAATCAACCTTAAGAATTACACTGATGCGGAATTAGCTCGCATGGTTATTGCTGGCAGATTCGGAAATGGCGATACAAGAAAGAAACTTCTTGGAACTCGTTATGATGGCGTTCAGGATATGGTCAACCGCATCTTAAATGGCGAAGCAGTAGATCTAAAAGACAATGAAACAGTCGCACGCGAAGTCATCCAGGGTCTATGGGGCAACGGAGACGATCGTTATAACAGATTAACTGCTGCTGGATATAACTATGACGCTGTTCAGAATCTTGTAAATCAAATTTTAAATGGCGGCGGAGGTTCTTCAAAGAAATCTATTGATGAAATTGCTCAAGAAGTTCTTGCCGGCATCTGGGGTAATGGCGATGACCGTTATAACGCATTAACAAATGCTGGTTATGATTACAACGCAGTTCAGGCTCGTGTAAATGAATTATTAGGATATAGCGCAGCCAAAGATTCTAATGAAACAGTCGCTGACCAAGTAATCGCAGGATTATGAGGAAATGGCGATGACCGCTACAATAGATTGACTGCTGCTGGATATGATTACAACACAATCCAGGCAATTGTTAATCAGAAACTTGGATATGGCGGTGGTGCAAGCATTGGTGTTGGTTCTAATATCCGCATTGGCTACAACGCTACTGACTTAAACAGCGGAACATTCTATGCTCCATTTGTTTATCAGAATGTATACCAAGTATTTGAAATCAGCGGCCGCAGAGTAGTATTCGGCACTAATGGAACAGTAATTGGTGCTACCGATATTGGTAATGTATCATTAGCATAAGGAGGGTTTTAGCATGGACAGTTTTTTCTCACTAATCGCTATTGCAACACTGATTGAAGCCCTTATTTCTTATGGTAAAACTATTGTCAATAAAGGCACAATCCAATGGCAAATTATTTTAGCGTTTATTATTGGAATTGTCTTTTGCTACGACACTGGTTTAAACTTCTTTGCAATGTTGGGCTTAAGCGAACAGTGGCCTATTATTGGGACATTAGCGACTGCTGTTACATTGTCTCGTGGTTCAAATTATATGTTTGAGTTTTATAATCAACTAACCACTTGGCGCAAACAAGCAGCAGACCAAGCAAATAATAATAACAACGGGGTTAGTTCTATTTAGAACTAACCTCTTTTTTTGTTTGACTTTTCTGGAAAAATTTTATATAATAATCATTGTAAGGAGAAAAGACGAATGAAGCTATATTTAAAAGATTATGAACAGTTAAAAACGGTAGAGAACTTCTTGTTCAGATTTATATATTCAAAGTCTTTTACCTTACAAATTTTTATAGAAGATACTAATGACCAATTTAATTATGAAACAATTCATAACGATTTAGCTGGTGGATTAGTTCTTGTAACTTTTTAGGAGGTATTTTTATTATG